AAAAACATTACACGCCCTGAGCTGGTCAACAAGCTGCTGCTGACCATCGATACGCTCATTACGCAGGTCAACGGCTCCGGCAACCCGGCACTCATTGCAGGGCTGGGCGACAAGCTGGCAAAGCTGTCGGCGGTCATCGAGAAGCTCGACAAGAAAGCCAACGTGGTGGATGCCATCGAGGTGTTCATGGCTTTCTCGAAGTGGATGGAGTACCGCTCGCAGACCGACCCTGAGGTTACGCCGGAGCTGATGCGCATCATCAACAAGTATCAGGACATGTACATCACGGAGCAAATGGGAATCAAATGAGAGCAGAGACTGAATTTATTCAGGCTATGCCGAATGCAGAGACTGTTCGGCACAGCCCAACGGGTATAAAATAGCGAAAGGAAGCCTATGGCAACAACAGCAGAAAAGAGAAAGGCATACGAGGAATGGAAAGCCCGGTGCCGCCATGTGCAGTCCATCACGGACACATCGCTGCTCAAACAGGAAACACCCTCAGAGAAAGACCTGCGCATCAGGCGCCTGCAAGGCAACTATGCTGCCTTCTGCGAGTATTACTTCCCGCACTTCATCCAGTTGCGCGACAAGAGCACGGGCGAGGTCACACGCACCATACACAATGCACCGTTCCACAACGAGGCGGCACGCAAGGTGCGCGGCACGCCCAACCTGAAGGCGGTGTTCATGTGGCCCCGCGGTCATGCCAAATCCACCCACCTGGACGTGTTCACGCCGCTCTGGCTCATGTTCCAGCCCAAGCGGCTTATCAGCTTTATGGTGGTGGTGGGCAAGTCTGAAGACAGCGCGGACCGTCTGCTGGGCGACATACAGGCAGAACTGGAGTACAACCAGCGGCTGATAGCTGACTTCGGACAGCAGAAGAACGAGGGAGGATGGCAGGACGGCGAGTTCAAGACCAAAAGCGGCGTGAAGTTCCTTGCCTGCGGACGCGGACAGTCGCCGCGCGGACTGAGGGACCGTGAGTCGCGGCCCGACTATATCGTCATAGACGACTTGGACGACGACCAGCTCTGCAAAAACGAGAAGCTGGTGCACGAACTGACAGACTGGGTAAAGGAGGCGCTCTTCGGGGCGCTCGACGTGGGCCGCGGACGCTTCATCATGGTGGGCAACCTCATCAGCAAGAACTCGGTGCTCTACAACCTGGCGCACGCCAAGGGCGTGTTCCTGTCAAAGGTAGTGGCGGTAGACGCCAACGGCGAACCGGCATGGCGCGACAAGTGGACCAAGGAGGAGGCGCAGGCCTACCGCGACTTTGTGGGCTACCGGGCCTGGGAAAAGGAAATGATGCACAACCCTATCGTGGACGGCACCATCTTCAAGGCGGAATGGATCAGATACAAGCGCCTGCCCAAACTCGACAAGTACGACCTGCTGGTGTGCTATACCGACCCGTCGTTCAAGTCCACCACCGCCAACGACTACAAGGCGTGCCGCCTGTGGGGAAAGAAAGGCACGGAGCTGCACCTCATAGACTGCTTCGTGCGACAGGCCACCGTCAGCGAGATGGTGCGGTGGCTCTACGACCTCTACGAGCGTACACGCGACACGGCGGCCATACAGTTCTTCATGGAGGCCAACTTCATGCAGGACGTTATCCTCGACGAGTTCGACACGGAGGGCAAACTGCGCGGATACCAGCTGCCCATCATGCCCGACAGGCGCAAAAAGCCCGACAAGATACAGCGCATCGAGGCGGTAAGCCCGCTGTGGGAGCGGGGCTGCGTGTTCTACAACGAGCGCAAGAAGAACGACCCCGACATGCAGGTGGGCATTGAGCAGACACTGGCACTGGAACGGGGCAGCCGTATGCACGATGATGCGCCCGATGCCGACGAGGGGGCTATATGGATGCTGCAGCGCAGCACAAGACAGAAAAATTTCGAACCGGTGATTGGCAGAAGGCCAACCGCCAAAAACATCTGGTAATATATGTTTATAACAGAAGAAGACTACAGGGTAGTGATAGGCGAGGGTGCACTGAAGATGGTGTCGCAGGCCTCGCAAGGGATTCGCGACAATGCAGAGACGGAGGCGTGCGAAGAGATGGCGGCATACCTGCGGCCCAAATATGACACCGACGCCATATTCTCTGCCACGGGAAGCGGGCGCAACCGCCTGGCGGTAATGTATGCCGCCGACATCGCACTGTACCACATGATGGCGGCCATGCCGCAGAAAATGGGCAGCGAGATACGCAAGGAACGCTACGAACGAGCCGTAAAATGGCTGGAGGGCGTGCAGGCAGGAAAAATCATACCCGACCTGCCGCTGGCCACCGACAGCAACGGCACGCCCGCGGGCAGTGCCTTCGTCTACGGATCGCAGAAGCCCCTGCGGCACAACTGGTAAAGCAACAAAGCAAAAAACTATGGATATAAAGAATTTTTTCAGCGGCATGTTCGGCAACAGGCAGAACACGCTGCATACGCCTTACGGCAACTTCAACCTGGAAAAGGCGGCAGACCGCAGACGCATCAAAAAGACGGTCATAGAACTGCAGCGCACCACGGATGCACTCACACGCAAGGACATAGGCGACTGGCGGCTGGCGTGGCAGACGGCCATCAATGTGGACTATCCCAACCGACAGCGGCTCTACGACATCTACCGCGACGTAGAGATAGACCTGCACCTTTCGGGCTGCGTGCGCCAGCGTGTGGGCTTTGTCATGGCCAAATCATTCAAACTGGTGGACGCACAAGGCAACAGGCAGGACGAGGCACACCACTACTTCGACCAGGAGTGGTTCAAGCAGCTGCTTGAACATGCGCTGGCTGCCAACAACTGGGGGCACTCGCTCATAGAACTGGGCGACCTCACCACCGACGGCGACGGATGCCTGTGCTATGACGGCGTGAAACTCATTCCACGGAAACACGTCATACCGGAATACGGACGCGTCATCACGGACCTCGGACAGGACTGGACCACGGGCATAGACTACCGGTCGGAGCCTTTCAAAGACTGGCTCATAGAGGCGGGACGCCCCGATGACCTCGGACTCTACCTCAAGGCTGCCACGCAGACCATACCCAAAAAGAACATGATGGCCTTCTGGGATGCCTTCGGCGAGATATTCGGCATGCCCATGCGCATAGCGCGAACCGCCACAAGGGACCCAAAAGAGCTGAACCGGCTGGACGGCATGATGAAGGAAATGGGCTTCAGCCAGTACATCATTACTGGGCAGGATACCGACATAGAGTTTATGGAAAGCAGCAGGGGCGATGCCTTCAATGTGTACGACAGGCGCATAGACCGTGCCAACTCGGAGCTCTCGAAGCTCATCATCGGGCAGACCATGACCATTGAAGACGGCAGCAGCCTCTCGCAGTCGGAAACGCACCTGGAGGTGTTCGAAAATCTGGTGGAAAGCGACAGCGCCATGCTGCGCGACATTGTCAACAACCAGTTGCTGCCGCACATGGTAAAGCACGGCTTCCCTGTCAAGGGGCTGCGCTTTGAGTGGGACAATGCGGTAGACTACACCCCGGAACAGCAGGTGGCATACGAGACCATGGTTGCCGACCGCTATGAGGTGGACCCTTCCTACTTTGCCGACAAGTACGGCATGCCTGTGGGCGAACGCCGCAACGCCACCCCCATGCTACCCACTGGCGGCGATGACGGCGATGACGGCGGCAAGGGCAATGACAATACAGGCAAACGGCAAAAGCAGCGGCAAAACGCTTTTTTCGACTGAGCCCCAGCGACTACCTGGGGCTGCACGAACGCTATGCCCGGCTGCTGGACAGCCATCCGCAAACGCTGCAACTGTCGGAAAAGCAGGAGGAGCGGCTGCGCAAGCGGCTCTCTGCACTCTTCGACGGCATGATGCACACGCTCTACGAGCAGAAAGGGGCAACATTTGAAGTCAAGGTGCTGGCAGAACCTAAGGTGCAGCGCTTCATCAATGCGCACGCCGGTGCACTGGACTCCACCTTCAGGCAGGTAGACATGTCTGACACCATGCGGCAAAGGCTCCGGCAGTCTGACTATGTCTTCTCTGGCATAAAGACCTTCCACGAACTCCATGAGGCGTTTCCGTCGCTGCTCGATGAGAACGGCAACAGAAAGCCGTTCGAACGCTTTTTGAACGACGTTAGAAAGATAGACAAAACCTACAATGCCAACTACCTCCATGCCGAGTACAACTTTGTACAGGCTTCTGCCGAAATGGCTGCCAAATGGGAGCGCATAGCAGAAGACGGCGACCGGTACAACCTCCAGTACCGCACGGCGGGCGACAGCAAGGTGCGGCCGGAGCATGCCGCACTCAACGGAGTAACGCTCCCGCCCTCTGACCCCTTCTGGAAAACCTACTACCCGCCTAACGGCTGGAACTGCCGCTGCACGGCGGTGCAGGTGCGCAGAAGCAAATACCCCGCCACATCGCACAGTGAAGCCACGGCACGGGGCGAAGAGGCACTGAAGGCAGACAAAAAAGGATTCTTTCGCTTCAATTCGGGAATGGAACGGAAAACCATACCCGACTACAACCCCTACACCATAAAGCGCTGCAGAGACTGCGACATGGCAAAGGGAAAAGCAAAACTGGCAAAATTCGTTCCTGAAAACGAGCTGTGTGCTGCATGCAAACTGGTACGAAGTATTGAGCAAAAGAAAATTGACAATGAGGTTAGCCGTTCCAAGATTAACACTGCGAAGAAATCGCTGGTTAATTGGTATAAAGACAAATTACCGACTGTTGCTCTCGGCAAATTCACTGCCAAACGATTTGAGGTTCGTGCATCTGATGGAACCCATATTGTCATCAAACGTTCCTTCTACGACGAAACAATCAGTAAATATCAAGATAACCCGATGTATCCTCTTAAACTTGAATATGCAAAGAAAGCCCATGAACTCATCAAAAAAGCAACACTCATAAATCCCAATGAAAAGAGCATGGACCATCCTGATGCGTTCTTTAAGGTCTACGAGACAGTCGATGATTGTTACAGGGTCGAAATGAAAGTCAAGTGTAACAGAGACGGTAATTTCATGCACATTCTACGAGTATATAAAAATAAAAAGCAATAATCCGTCACCTTCCTCGTGTGTCTCGCAATAAACGCGGACGGAGGATAACTTGATACATTGCTTTTCCGCAAATGTACAACATTAATTTCAAACACCAAACTTTATGGGAAAGAAAATGCAAAATTACGATGAATTTGTAGAAAAATTCAAGTCGAAGAAGACCACCGACGACTGCTACACGCCGCCTTTGGTCTATGATGCCGTGCTCAGTTGGGCAAAGCAGCACCTGAACATTGTGGGCCGCCCCGTGGTGCGCCCCTTCTACCCCGGCGGCGATTACGAGAACTACCTCTACCCTGAGGGCTGCGTGGTGGTGGACAACCCGCCGTTCTCTATCTTTGCCAAGATAGTGGACTTCTATGCAAGCCGGGGCATCGGCTTCCTGCTCTTTGCGCCGACAATGTCCTCCATCCGCTCCAACTGCACTTACATAGGCGCCGCTGCCACCGTTACCTACGAGAACGGGGCAAAGGTAGGCACCGCCTTTGTTACCAACCTCATGGGCGACCTTATCTGCACCACAGCCCCTGAGCTTCTGTGTGCCGTCCGGCAGGCAGATGACGCCACGCAGAAGCAGACAAAGAAGCAGCTGCGCAAGCTCTGCTTCCCCGACAGCGTGCTGCGCGCCTCCACGCTGCAAACCATGAGCCGTGCGGGCGTCAGCTTCTCGCTGCACAGGGGCGAGGGCGTGGTGGTAAGCAGGGCGTGTAACGACAATGAATTCGGCAATTCCATACTGCTCGGCACGCAAGCCACACGCAAACGACAGGCAGCGGAGCGCATGGCAGCGGAGCGCATGGCGGCGGAGCGCATGGCGGCAGTGCGCAGGGCGGCAGAGAAAGCGGCGGCAGAGAAAGCGGCGGCAGTGCGTCTGACCCTGTTGCCGCAAAGCCTCGAGACAATAGCACGGCTCGACAAAGCACAGCAGCCATGACAGACGCAAGGAACATCAGGCGCCGGGTGGAACGGGCACAAGCAAAAAGAGCCGGCAGGCGGTGCTCCTTGCACCCCTGTCGGCTCTTGTCTTGCCGTTCATCACGCGCAGCCCGTGGCTACTCGCTTGCCTTCTCTTGCTTTTCCGCGGTGTATTCGCCGTACTCGCGCAGCTGGGCGTCCAGTGCAAGGCGGGAGCGCACAAGGTCGCCGGTGGCAAGGCAGAGCAGGCGCACGGCCTTTACGTTGGCGTCTACCGAAAACGCCTTGGCACTGGCAGCGCCGGTGCTGCTGATGGCGGCCTTGAAGATGCAGAGGTCCTCTATCTTGATGGCCTTGCCCTCGAGGATCAGCTCGCGGATGCAGTCGGTCATGTCGCGCAGCACGCCGTAGATGGTGCCGGCGGTAAACGGCGTGTTGTGGGCTGCCATGTGGGCTGCAAGGTCTTTCAGGCTGTAGGTCTGCTCGGTTACCGCACGGGCATACCACAGCCCGTTGGTGGAAGACTCCTTGCGGTTGTCCTGGTACTTCTTGTAACGTATCATACAATCAATGGTTTTAAGGGTGAATAATGTTCGTCGGCGGCTAAGTTACCTTGTCGCCGCCATACCCTGCCGCCTTGCCGCCGCTAACGGTGCCTTGCGTGCCGTTAATGCTGATTATAGTCTTCGGCTGTCTGCACGGATTGAAAACTTTTTACTATCTTAGCACGCTCAAACAACCGCAAATCATGAAAATACGTACTTACGGGCGCACGGAGCTGGCACAGCTCTACTGCCCACACCTTACCGCACAGGCGGCATACCGCAAGCTGCAGCAGTGGATAGACCTCTCGCCGGGGCTGCGGCAGGAGCTGCTCGCCCTTACCCTCAACCCAAAGGCCCGCACCTTTACGCCGATGCAGGTGCAGCGCATCATGGACCGTCTGGGCGAACCCTGAGCACGGACCGAAGCCATGCCCCAAAAACGCAAAAAGCTCCACCATACACGCAAAAAGCTCCCCCGCAGCCATCTGCGGGGGAGCTTTTTTGCATAAGAAACTCACGATCGGCAATTTGAAAACAGGTTTTCATTGCACTCGCTTCATCGTTTTTGGGGCCGTAAAGCACCGCTTTTTTGCCGTGCGGGGCAGCTTTTTGCGTCTGCGGGGCAGGTTTTTTCAAAAAAGACGGTGCTTTTTCAGTCTGCGGGGCTGCTTTCCATGCCGCCCTCAGCCCTCAGCCCTCAAAAGCAGGTAGCGCACGGCATAGCTGTCGATGCTTTCCAGTATCTCTTCGTGGTTGTGGTTGGTGTCGGTGGCAGACAGCGCCATGCCGTTGAAGCCCTCACCGCACAGGCCCTCAAGGGCTGCATGTACCTTTCGGCTCAGGTCAAAGGCGGTGGCATAGCCGCCCTCTGCCCAGTCGGTAACAAGGTGTATCATTACAGACCCCCTGCCGCGGTAGCTGCCGCCCTGATACGGCGACCACTCTATCCTGCCGAACTCCACAAAGACGGCGGGACGCGCCCAGCCGTCTTCCTGTTCTATAAACTCCACATTGTGGTTCCACAAGTCTATGTGCTGCAATTCCGGCACACAGCTTGTCAACTTCGCCTTGACGGCGTTGTACAGTTCTTTTCTCATTTCCATTTCATTTCGTGTTCAAAATATTCTGTAAGGTTCTCCTCTATTATTGCTTTTACAGCCCGCTCCACCTCCGGCGACGCTCCGAGAAAGCGGCGCCGCGGTATCTTGATGCTCTTGCCCTCCTTCATCAGTGCCAGATGTTTCCAGAACTCTGCCTCCGTGCTTAGCTGCACGGTGCGCTTGTCGCGCCGCAGGCTGCCGTTCTTCTTGCGGCCGAAAGAGTCTGTCGTCTTGCAGTACTTGTACCAGAAGTACCGCTTCATCTTGGCTGTTGCCTTTATCTCGCCTCCGTCGTTGTGGATGGACGCATAGGGCAGCGTAGAGTAGAAGGTAATGCTGCTGTCGGTACTGCGGCTGCCGATACTCTGGCGCAGCCTGCCGCTGGCAATCAGGATGGAGCCGCCCGGACGGGTCGGGCTGCTCCTGCGCTGCCATTGCTCGTTGAAAAACGCCTGACGCTCAAAGTTGCGGTCAAACTCATCGCTCAGTTCCACGCGGATGTCGCTGAGGATAGTGCGGATGATTTTCTGTATGTCCCGGTTCATCGTCAAAGTCAAATTGCAGATAGGTTTGAAGGTCTTGTGGTACTTCTTTCAATGGGTTGCAAGAGGCATTCAGGAGGTTGTAAAAGGTACGCTCGCTGATAGCATAAGCAGGATATACGTACCTGCGCCATATCTCGCGGTTGCTGAGACCGCTTCTGGCATGCTGGTCGTATATCCTGTTGATGTCGGCTATTCGCTTCTGGTAACTTGCTCCTCGCCTTTTGCCCATATACTTGCTTGAATGGTTGTTGCCTGTTTTACGCCCTCGGCCCTGAGGGCTTACAGGCGGCAGAAGCTGGGCTCGAGGCGTGTCCAGACGCCCGTGTCGGGGTTGAGCTTCGAGAAGTAGTAGTTGGTGGCGGTGGTCTGCACGGTGTTCGACTCCTTGAACAGGCGCATGATGTCGGCATACTCCCCGTCGAACTTGTCTTCCAGCTCGTACAGCTTCGAGATGCTCTTGTAGTCGAGGTCGCCCATCTTGTTGCGCTCCAGCAGCGTCATGGCCATCTGGTACATGGGGTCTTCCATGCCCTTCTCGCTGCGCTCCATGTAGCGCTTCAGGTAGTCCACCAGCCGTTCGGCCGCAAGGTCGGCACGCTCGTCGAAGCCTTTCACCTTGCAGAACTTTATCTCGAGCTTGAAGCCACCTTCGGTAACGGTGTAGCTCTGCTGCCCTTCGTTTCTCACGGCGCCGTATTCGCGCATCACCTTGGTAAAGGCGGCTGTCTCGCCGTCCAGCCATTTCTTGAAGCCTGCCACGCTCTCTGACAGCCCTTCCACCTTGACCTGCACCTCGTGCATGAATTCGGCACGCAGGGCCTCGTAGCTCTCGCGCTTGGCAAGGCGGTCGTTCTTCTCTTCTGCCTGAAGCTGTGCCAGCAGGGCGGCACGCTCTTCACGGCTCAGGCCGTTCAGCAGGTTGCTGTTCTCGTTTTGCTTTGTTGTTTCGTTGCTCATTGTCTTGTTGTTTTAAAGGGTTAAAAACAGGTTTGCTCTTTGTTCTCTGCAAGGTTGTCGGCCTGGTGCTGCTTGAATCTCTCGTATGCCGCCTGGCGCTCACGCTCTATATTGCCTTTTATGCGGTGCTGCCTCATTCTCAGCTCTCTCAGGTCTTCGCGGTACCGGGCGTCTATTTCCCTGCGGGCCTTGCGGTATTCTGCCATGAATGCTGCATGCTTATCCTCTACTGCGTCTAACTGCTTGTGGTGGCGCTCCTCTATGGCGGCTTGCTCCTTGAAGGTGCTTTCCGACATCTCGAGCGCCATCAGGTCGTACTTCTGTCTGAGGGCTGCCCATTCCCTGGCGTCTATGCCGCTGGCGGTTTTCCTGCTGTTCATTGCTTCGTTGTTCATTGCTTCGTTGTTCATTGCTTCGTTGTTCATTGCTTCGTTGTTCATTGTCTTGTTGTTTTAAAGGGTTAAAAAATTTATTCTTCGCTGTCTTCATCGTGCCAGTCGGCTTCCAGCTCCTTGTCTATCTCGTACTCGATGTCCTCCAGGAACTCCGCATACAGGTCGGGGTCTGCTATCTCTTGGTAGGCGATGCGGTGTATCAGGTCCATCACGCGCTTCACGCTTCTTTTCATGCCTCGCCTCCTTTCGCCAAGGGCACCGCCACTGTCTTTACCTGTGCGGCAGGTCCTTTCGGCTTCAGCCCGCCCTTGCGCTGCATCATGCGCAGCTTTACGGTGAGCTTTTCCAGCTCTTCACAGTCCAACTCCCTGAAGGCCTTGCCCGCTATGCGACTGTCGCGGCAGAAGGCGTTGATGCGGGTCCAGTCTGCCGTGTCTATGCCCAGCAGCTGCATGCGGTGCAGGGCGGCGCTGCGTGCCCGCCTGAGGGCCTGCCGCAGGGCGGCGCGGCGCTCTTCGTAGCCTGTGGCGCGCTCCATCGTGCGGCACATGGCGTCGTACTCCGCGGGTGCCATCTCTCTCAGGTGCACCGTGCGCCCGTTGGTGTACTGCTCCACAAGGGTTTCCTTGTCTGCCCCCGGCAGCTGCTTCAGCAGGGCGTAGAAGCGGCGGTAATTGGTGTGCTCGTCCATAGGCTCAGTGTATCAGGTGTTCGTCCTTGTACTGCATCCATGCCTCGCGCGCCACGGCCACGGCAGTGGGCAGGTCCCACTTCAGGGCGTCTACCGGCAGCAGCGGCACATCGTCCAGACAGAGGTATATCTCGCCCCTGAACTCGCGGGCCTGTACCCTGCTCTTGCTGGCTTTATAGAGCGCCGCCCGGCGCACTTGGTGCAGGTGCACCCGGCGGGCGGTGCTGCGCGCCTTTGCCCATGCCTTGATACGTTCAATCACTGTTTGCTTTGTCTTTTCCATTGTCTTCGTTGTTTAAAGGGTTATGCTTTTGCTTGTCTGTCTCTTGCGGTTTCCATTTGACGGTTACTTCGGCGTCCATCCTGCCGCTGCCCCTGCACACGGGGCAGGGCTTCCAGCCGCTGTCGCCGTAGGGCGTGCCCACGGCAAAGCCGCCTTTGCCCTGACAGTATTCGCAGCGGTGGCCGCGGCTCGTGAAGCGCTCCTCAAGGCTGCCGTACAGCGGCGGCGTAACAAATACTATGCGGTGCTTGCTACTCATGGTGCTCCGCCTCCTCCCTGCGCAGGCATTCTGCCACCAAGGCGCCGTGGCCCGCCTCGGCAAGGCGGCGCGCTGCCTCGTCCAGTATCATGTACTGCTCGTCGGCACTCAGCCCTGCCACCTGCCGCAGCGCAAAGGCCACTATCTTTTCTGCTGTCTCGTTCATTGTTTCAATGTTTTAAAGGGTTGTTGGCTTGTTGTCGTTTTTCTCGTTGTACACCTCCACGGCTTTCTCTTCCCAGATGGTGTAGTACTCGCTCACGTTGCCGGAGTACCGCCCCTGGCAGTAGGCCCTGAAGCCCCATGTCCTCACCTTCACGCCGGCGGCGTACTTCAGGCGGATGGCGGGCTTGCCCAAAGGCTTGCCCTTGTCCTCCTGGCTCACGAAGATGAAGGTCTTGCGCTTGAAACGCTCTGTCAGTGCCTTGGTCTTGGCATAGTCCCAGCCCGCCTCAAAGGCGTACTGGTAGCTGTCCACTATCACGAACTTGGCGCTCTTGGGCTTTGCCAGCCGCTCCTCAAGGGCCTTGATGTCGTCTTCGGTGGTGATGCGGAACTTGCCCTGCACGTCGCTCATTCTGAACTGGGCGAGCCGCCGCTGCATCGACAGCCCCACGCCTTCCTCCAACGACACGTACGGCACGCTGCCTATCGAGCAGAGCATCTTGGCAAACTGCATCACGAAACTGCTCTTGCCGCTGGCGCTCGGGCCGCTGATGAACCATGTGTCGCCCTCCTCTGGCTGGCCGAACACATCGCGCCACACGCCCTCAAGGGGCAGCGCCTTGCACTTGATGGCGGCCACATCCTTAGGACTGTATGCTCTCTTTGCCATGTTTCCGCTGTTTTTTAAGGTTCGTCTTTACATCGGGGTAGCGCTGCACGATGTGCGCCGCATACATGAGGTCGGTGGTCTCTATCACCACGCTGCCACGGGTCTTGGCGCGGCGCACCCTGAGGTCGCACGTGCGGAGGCCCTTCAGCCAGTCTTCCATCACGGCGCCTATGTGGCTGCCGCTGACCAGCAGCTGTACGGTGTCGCCCGTCCGGTAATTTTCAATGTTGTTCATGCTTCTGTTCTTTTAAGTTTTTCTATTTCGGTGTAGATTCTTCTCAGTCCGCCGCCCGATTTCCTCACTATCACGGCTATGTCGGCACCTTTGGGGGCGTTGGCGCGTGCCACCACGCTTGCCTGGTCTTTCAGGAACTTCTCGCGCTCCTTGCCGTCGTCGGGCGTTACCTTGGAGTAGCGGTCGCCGTAGCGGCTCAGCATCTCGGTGTAGCCCACCTTTTTGCACTCTATCGAGCGGTTGATCTTGGCCTTCAGACCGTCGGCGCCCATCATGTACCAGGCGCAGCACCGCTCGGTGGCGTTCCACAGGGCTTTCAGCTCCAGAAAGGCCTCGTACTGCAGGTCGCCCGCCTCGTCGAGGATGATGAGCGGCGTCTCGATGCTGCGCAGGTAATACACAAGGTCGTCATATACGTCGCTGTACCTGCCGTTGGCGCCCACGCCGAACTCCGTGGCTATCTTGCGGATCAGCTTCAGCTTGGTCTTCACCTGCGAGCAGTCCACATAGATGGCGTTGCGGTGTCCCTGCACATAGTAGCGGGCCGTGAAGGTCTTGCCTATGTTGGGTATGTCGCAAAGTATCGCGCTCAGGCCGCTCTGCTGGCTGAACTCCAGCTGCTTGGTGATATAGTCGAAGGTGGCGGTGCGTGCCGCCTTCCATTCCATGCCGCCTCTGAGGTTCACGCCCAGACGGCGGGCTATGGTTATCCAGTTGGCCTCGCTCAGTGCCTTGTCGGTCTGGCCGTTCTTGAGGGCGCTGTACACCGAGGTGCTCAGGCCCAATGAGGCGGCGTGCTTGGCATCGCTCGGGTAGTTGGTGCGGTTGGCGGCTATCGCCTCCAGTATCCGCTTTTTGTTCTCTGCTGTAATCATTTTCGTATAGGGTTTTAACTGTATTCCAACATTGTTTTAACTGTATTCCAACATCGTTCCAGCGGCATGCCGTTACAGGTCTTCCAGCGGGTCTGGAACGTGGTAGGTTATTTCCGCATGCTGTCCGCCGCTGTCGTCTATTGGCGGCAGCTCAAGCGGTGGAGGCGCTTCCTCAAGGGCGGCAGGCTCTGCCCGCTGCACGCCCACGCCCTGTATGGCGTTCTTCTTCACGTAGGCGTTGAATGCCGATATCTTCTTCTGCTGCTTCACGAATATCTCGCGGTCCTCGTCGGTCTGCTCTGCATCGGCAGTGTTGAAGGTGCCCACGTCTTCGAGCTTGTCTATCAGGCGGTCGTTCTGGAAAATGTACACGTCGGTGGCGTTGCCCTCCTCGTCGGTCAGCCAGTAGGCGTCCACCTTGTAGTTGTTGGGTTCCAGCCGTTCCATCACCTCCGTCTTGCTCAGCCACCAGTCCTTGTAGTCCACACGGCAGTAGCTGTTCCTGCGTATGGAGGTCTCGGTGTGCTCGCCGATGAAGCGTGCCCATACCGATTTGTCCATGGGCTGCAGCGTGGGGTTCATGTTGGCTTCCAGCACCTGCCGGCGGGTCATGCCGGGGTATTTCTTCTGGTTGGGGTGCAGGGTGTCGTTGAACTCCCTGATGTCGCGTATGTCGTCGGCTATCAGCTCGTCCCAGCTGTAATACTGCTTGTCCTCGTAGGTGTCGTTCTTCTCGTCAAACACCTTCTTGGCCTCCGTGCGGTAGTGGCGGTTCTTGGCATAGAAGCGGCCTATGCCCAGATGGTTGCGGTGCTCCACTCTGCGTTTCTTGGCGCCGTTCATCGGCTCGGCGTATTTTTCCTGCGAGTTCATAGGGGCGCAGAAGCGCACGAAGGGGAACAAAACGCCGGCCTTCAGGAAACTGTCTTTCCACTGGCTCATCAGGTGGTTCTCGACCTCCACCTGTGCCGGGCAGCTCCAGCCCTTGCGCTCTATCAAGCGGAACATGGAGCGGAAGCAGTCGGCCACCAGGTCCACGTTCTTGTTGCGGTTGTAGGCGTAGCCCACCACGCACTGGCTCGCCACGTCGTAGGCGTAGTAGGCCTTGGGGCGTGCCTTGGTGTCCTTCAGCTTGCGGGGCAGGTCGCGGTCGTCGAAGGAAATCTTCGAGAACGAGAACTCGGGCGCATGCCTGTGCACATGTGGCATCTGCTCGTGCATGAAGGTGGTGTAGGAGTTCTGCTGCTTGGCTATGAACAGGCGGGCATCGGGCCTGTTCAGGTAGTTGGCTATGGTGCTCTCGCTCAGGCTCAAGGGGTCGCCGTTCTTGTCGGTCCACTTCTTGGGGTCGTACAGCTCCCCCGTTTCGGGGTCGTACACGTCAAGCTCGCCGCACACGAAGGAGTTGTACATTTCCCACACACTCGTGTTGAACGGCTGGTTGGGCAGCGCCGCTATCGACCATATCAGGCGCATGGTGCGGTAGCTTACCTTGCGGCTCAGCTGGTTGCCGAACTTGCCGCTGATCAGGCACTGGTAGCCCTCCCGCCGGTACTCGTTCACCTTGCGGCGGAAGCGCAGCATGCTGGCGGGCAGCGTGTGCCCGGTCTTCATGCGGTAGCCTTCCACGGCTTGCGACATCATGTTCCAGTCGTATTTCTGCCCCATGGTCTTCTGTATCGCACGGGCGTTGTTGTACAGCTTGATGCAGGCGTTCAGCACGCTGGCGTTCGTTACGTACTCCTTCACGTGGGCATCGGTGGCGTGGTCGTGGCCGCTCCGGTTGCGCCAGTCGTTGAAATAGGCCACGGCTGCCTGGTCCACCTCGTAGTTGGCATCAAGCCATGCAAGCAGCACCTCCATCGACGGGTCGGGATATATCGTCCGCAGCTTCGACTGGTAGGCATCGGGCAGACTGCTGACGGCTATCAGGGCGTAGCTGCCTCTGCTGCCGCGGCGCACCACGTCAATGCGGTGGCGCGCAGAGAGCTGCTTGTAGTTCGACACGGTCATGATGCCGCCGTCTACCAGTTCGCGCATGGAAATGCAAAGTCTGTTGTCGTGGTACTCCATTCTTGTCTCGTTTTCATAAGTCTGCAAAGAACTTGCAGACGGGTTCTGTTGTTGAGGGGATAGCGGTGCGGTGTTTTTCCGCACATCATAATTTCGTGGCTTCTGCCGGGGCGTTTAGCTTCAGCAGACGCTGCTGCACTGCCTCTATGTCTGCAAGGGTGGCGTGCGCTATGCGTTCCACCACCTCGTTTTTCTCGTTCTTCACCTCCAGCACACCGGTGCGCTTGTTGGCATCCCACATCCAGCCGTTGGCATAATACTGGCACATGTAGCCGCTGGCATCGTGTATCACCTCGCTCGACGGGGCGCAAAACATCGGCACACCGCCACGCTCCAGCGCCACACGGCGTATCTTTTTCGCCAACTCGCTCTGACCCCACTGCGCATTGTAGTTCAACGCGTAACTGATCATCACTTTACTCACTCCGAACAAACGCTCCAAAAATTCGCGCTGCTCTCTCGTTACTGATATCGACTGCTTCATGTCTGTAATTCGTTTTAAAGGGTTGATTTTCGATTTTCTCGCTACTTTTTCGTATCTTTGAAGGCTACTTTAGCGTTAAAGACGCTGCAAACTTACAAAACATTTCGCCGATATGCAAGAAAAAGAACGAAATATTTCACCAATAAAGCAAAGGATTTTGTTTTTTGCTAGTACTTTAGGAATTAGTAAACGTGATTTCTACACAAAAATAGGGGTTTCACGTGGTACATTAGAAAGTAAAACAGGCATTACTGAAGATGTGGTTACAAAATTTTTCGCCACTTTCCCAGAGGTAAGTGTTGAATGGGTTATGACAGGAACGGGTGATATGCTTCATACTCCTCCTTATAAATACGAAAATAAAAAAGAAGATATTACAGTCAATAAGCCCATAGCTCACCAAGCAATATCACATAATGAAGGCATCCCCCTCATCCCCGTTGACGCCATGGCAGGAGCCTTGACAGACGAGAAAACCGTATTGGAATATGAGTGCGAGCGGTATGTGGTGCCGGCATTCAAGGGCGCAGACTTCCTTATACCCGTAAAGGGGTCGAGCATGTACCCCAAGTACAGCTCCGGCGATATAGTGGCGTGCCAGCGTGTGCCCATGTCCGACCTCTTCTTCCAGTGGAACAAGGTCTACGTGATAGACACCAACCAGGGGGCGCTCATCAAGCGCATAAAGCCGGGAAGCGACAAAGGCCATGTACTCATCGTGTCGGACAACGAGAAGTACAACCCCTTTGAACTGCCTTACGCTGCCATCCATGCCGTGGCGCTGGTCATCGGTGTCATCAGACTGGAGTAGCGCACCGTCCGTACCCCCTTCTAACGCCATCCGTACATCATCCGTACACCGTCCGGCCCCGTTTGCAGGTCCCCATGGTGTCCACCCGTATCCTGTTTGCAGGTCCCCAGACGCCCAAAAGCCCCCTGCCACAGGGGGACACCCCCTCTTTTGCGGCATCTGCAACACAAGAACCCCCATAAACAAAGGGCTGGAGCCTGCCTCGACCGTCTGCAACCTATATCGCGAACAGGCAGTTTCCCCCTACCTATCGCTTAAAACATTCCTTTTCCCTCCCCCTCTATCATACCCCCTAAAAACCCGAATGTGTAACCCCTTTTTTTGCAAAATGTAACCCCTTTCTGTAACCCCAATTGTAACCCCAATCCCGTTTTTGCCGCTTTCGGGCACAAAAAAAGGAGGCCAAACGACCTCCCCCAACAACGACCGCAACAGCAGCCGCCTGACCTGACCCGACACAACGCCTCAGGGCCTTTTACTTGCCTTCTGACGGCATGAAAACACCCGCCTAATCATCCGCCCCACGGGCACATGAAATAAGCGTAGATTGCTTTATTACAGCGCGTTTCGTGCATAACGTGCCATTGTCCGACAGACCCGCATGGAGCAGATAATTCTTCGTCGCCCCTATCTGTTCAGCCGTCAAAACCGTATAAACCGCGGAAATGCTGCTGAAATACCAGTCTTTCCGCTTCGTTCCCTCTATATTGTGCAGCAGATGCACGTGTATCACCTTTGCCATATTCTCATATTTTATTGCTGCAAATATACCAAATAATCACTATATGGAACAATTAGACACATACAAATTTCAGAAACGACACGAAAAAAGGCAGCCGTAGCCACCCCTCATCATCAACCCACAATCCTAATACATCCCCATGTAAACCAATCGCGAACCATGCGTAGCCCGATGTAACATCAATACGTCTCAAAAGTAATCCTCATGTAAACCAAATGTAAACCGATGTAAACGCTTCGTTTTACGCCACTATCTTAGCTATATATTCATAACTTACTGATACACAATGTTATAACAATATTTTCAGCCAACCAACACATATACGCTTCGTTCTGTGCCCCATAATAAGAAGACTTGTGCGAAACAATATTATTCATGGTATGAATATGCAATTTTTATATAATAATGACAATATAAATGCAACAAAATAAACATTTTGATTAAATTTTATCAATTTCACTTGCATATAAAAATAAGATTATATATCTTTGCAAGCAGATAAGTTTAACATCAGACATAAACAGTTTACTGAGGTTGACTCACAAAAGACAATTAAACAAGTACAACAATACACATTTAACAAGCATGAATAATTCATTGACATTTGCATGGTGGTGGCACTACTCAAGATTAAAACAATCGTGAGCACGGAGCCGTATACATATATCAACCAAGGTAT